GGACTGTGTCCAATCTTCTTGCGTCAACTCGTTGGCCTCATTTGCAAAAAGTAGATCACGCTTTCTACCCCTGATCTTCTGAGGCATGTCTAAACTTATGAACTCGATCGTGTTTTCGTTTAGCTTGTATTCGTTATTGCTTTTGCTGTGGTAGTCTTCAGAATAGATGTCATGATCCTTTAAGATCTGAAAAAAGTCTCGCATCACCGTACCCCTCAAAGCCGGGAAGGACTTCCTACAGATTGTGATTATTTTACCCTCGTTCCTTTGGCAGTAAGCAAAGATTATCCAAAGCAGGATGTTGAAAGTTTTCCCTGATCTGGTACCTCCTTGCTGCACTACTATCTTAGCCGTGCTTTCTTCTAGGTGCCTAAATACTTTGTTGGTTTTTAATTTAATCTGCGCCATCTATTATGGTCACTTCAAAAAGTTTCTTGCCATCTGCCCCGGTCACTTCCTGCCTTTCTACATAGCCTCTGGATTTGCCCTGAGTTTTTAGAAAGAAAATAATAGCAGTAGTATCACCGCCATCTATCTTTTGGTCTAGCTTACTTTCTACAAAATCTAGCCTTGTATTTCGGCCTTCGATTACAGCCTGTTCTAAGCCCTCCTGCTCGATCCATTTGTACAGGGTTACTCTATCTACCTGCAATGATCTTGCAGCCGTAGACAGGTTCCCAAATGCCTTCACAATGGCTTTCTCGATTACAGATGTATCAGGCTTTTTCATAGTGTTGACTTTTGATAATTATAACGCAATTCCGTTCTTTAAGATTACAAGGCTAGGATCTAGATTTTTCATTCGGTTTACAATCACATCGCAATACTTTGGATCAAACTCTACTAATCTAGCTTTCCTTTTAAGTTGATGGCAAGCGACCATTGTAGTTCCACTTCCTCCAAAAGCATCAATTACAATATCATTAACCTTTGAGGAGTTTTCTATTTGATATCCAAATAATCCTATCGGCTTCATTGTTGGGTGTTCAGCATTTCTGCTTGGCCTGTCAAAATCAATTACTGTAGTTTGCTTTCTGTCGGAATACCATTTGTGGCTACCACCATCTAGCCATCCATAAAGACAAGGCTCGTGCTTCCATTGATAGTCTTGCCTTCCCATTACCATAGTATTTTTAACCCAAATAAGTTGTTGCTTAAGAAGCCAACCAGCATCCACTAAAGCTTTTCCAAAATTTATAATTTCGCTTGAAGCGTGCCAAACATAAATAGATCCGCCCTTTTTTACTGCTGTCGTGAGAGCAGTGTAAAAGTCATAAAGGAATTGATAAAACTCATCATCACCCATTGAATCATTTTCAATAGTAAGAGCATCTTTTGTTTTACCCTCATAGGCCACATTGTAAGGAGGATCAGTAACTACCATATCTGCCATCTCTCCTTGCATAAGTCTATCAAATGTGTCTGTTTGAGTGCTATCTCCACATATTAATCTATGCTCACCTATTTCATAAATATCACCCAATACGGTATTTGCTTCCTCAGGTGGAGTTGTATCAAAGTCATCTTCCTCAGCTTCTAATTCTTCCTTGCTCATAAACTCTGGAATGTCAAGACCCCATTCTTCTACTTGCTCAGCATCCCATTCATTCGCAATCATGTCCCAGTCCCACTCACCGAAGCCTACGTTGTCCTTAATTATAAACTGCTTCTGTTCTTCATCTGTAAGATCATCGGCAAATATCACCGGTACTTCTTTCAGCCCTGCTTCCTTGCAAGCCTTCAGCCTCATGTTTCCACCTAGGACTATCATGTCGGCATTCACCACTATTGGCCGTATCTCAAGCATCTTTGGAAACTCCTGAATAGATTTGACTAGCTTGCTGAACTTATCGTCCTTAATTATCCTTGGGTTATTAGGATTGCTTTTGATTTCGGATAGCTTAACGGTTTTAATCTCCATTAGTCTAGCTTTTCGTTCGCTACCTGTATAGCTTCCAAGGGCTCAATCTCTTTTTCTTCTAACTGATTAGGGATGCCTGCCTCGTCAAGTAACTTCTTGAAAAGGTAGGCTAGATCAAAGACCCCTTGTTCTTCATCCTCAAGAGTTATGCTAATTACTTTTTTTGCGCTGTTAAAATTTAATTGAAATTTTGCCATGGTTTTTTATTTAGTTTGATTCATTTTTTGTTTATGCTTTTCTTCTAAGTATTCTCTTTGGCTTGTTATATCCCCCATTGTATCATGACATTTTCTGCACAAAGCCATAAGGTTTTCTATGTGATCCGCTGTTTTACTTCCGCCCATCCCCCTAGCTTTGATGTGATGAATGTCTACTGCCTGACATTCGCACGATTCACAGGGAATAAAATCAGCTATTGTGTATCCGAAATATTCCATGTAAATCTTTGTGTGCTTTTTCATTAATCCATCCACTTGCCATGAGTCCTAAGATGCCAAAACCTATGTTTTAGCACCTCAAGAATCAAAGATGTAAGGCTGTCCGATTCATAGACTCCTGCGCTTACTTCTAGTTTAAATTTTGCCATGATTAGAAAGGTAGATCGTAGGTTTCTTCTTGCAAAGGTGCAGGGGCAGTAGGCATCTTGTTAACCTGTGAGGTTAAATTTTCTTCTTTTTTGTAATCGTTTAGGGTGATATTCACATCCTTGCCAAACTCATTTGGCTGATCATTAATATTAATGTTGATGTTGAAATACTCCTTTCCATTGTAGGTATAGGTATGCGCTTTTGCTTCAGTCATACAGATCGTAGCGGTCATCCAAGATGCGCTTCTTTTCTTTCCGTTTCCTAGTTTTATTTTTGGTTTGGTGTCCATTTGGTTTTATGTGGTTTTTGGTTTTCTTCCTCTTTTCACAGGTGCTGCTACCCCTTCCTCTTGTGCTACTATTTCTTCAGCAACTACTTCTTCTTGATCCCTGTACCACGTTGTATGTTCTGTGTTAGTGTACCATCCATAAAGGTAGTTGACCAACTCCATGCGACAGCTACTGCACCAATGACTAAAATTGTGAGTAGGGCTTACATAGGTAGTGTATAGGTGGATCAGATCTGTATATACATCCTTTTCGTAATTGCGAATGAATGCGTGCTTCTTGTAGCATTCGTACAGAGGCATGTGCTTCTTGAATAATTCTAGGTCTTCAGGTGTCATAGTTCAAATTTGTTAGTTAGGTATTGCTCAATCCAAAGGTAAATAAATGGGACTGCGCTGCTTATAAATATTGCAGAAAGCAAATCCGTTTTTAAGACTAGATAAAACAGGCTGATCCAAAAGGACATACAGAAGGAGCAGCTAAAAGGCTTATCAAGTTTTCGTTTTGTAAACTTAGTAAACAGGGAAGGAATATTTAAGATATAAAAGTACAGCAGGGTTAACCCCACCGATCCTAATAAACCAACTGCGATTTGATACATGATCTAATTTTTTTAATGGTTATAAAAATTGAAGTGTGCGGGATGCCTGTTTGCTTTGATACCTTTCTAACTGATCCAAGATCGACATACATTCTTAGGATTTCTTGATCGTACCAATACAACCCCTGTACTATCTTGCTAATCCCATCCGCTACCTCTTGACTGTTATCTATCTGCTGTTCTTCCTTTACGAACTTCATAATATCTTCAACGGGTACAAGGCTTCCGTAAAGCCTGCCAAACTTCCCGTATTTGCTATTAGTTTGATTGCAGCAAATTCGAACTATCCAGAACTTAAAAACCTGCTTCCCCTTTGCTTCAAGTTCCTGTAATTTACTTTCATCGTATTCTAGGACGATAACCGCTACCTCCTGCCTTAAGTCTTCCCATAGGTCTTTGCCTATGTTCTGAAATACATATTTGAACTCCTGATCGTACAGCCACCCGATCGCTTTCATTTCAGGCTAATTACTTCCCCTGTGGGCTGCCCTGAAAAATCACAAAGCCATCCATTCCATTCAAACCTAATCTCTTTCTGTCGGCCGTAATATGAAGCAGCTAGCATTCTTATTTGCTTCTGCACGATCTCAATGTTTTGAAAGCTGCCTTTCCCCTGATTAACCCACTTAGACCATTCCCCGCTTGAAAGCCTGTAGCGGATTTCAAGAGAATAGTCTAGCTTTAATTTGGGCAGGGTTCTAGCCATTCCTTTCTTTGATAATTACTTCTAATCCTATAGCCTCACAGATCATGCGCAAGTTAAAAAGGCTGATTGATTCCCATCCATTTTCTACCTGATTAATAGGCGCATGACTGATGCCTAGCTTTGCGCATAGTTGAAGTTGTGTGTATCCGCTTTTCTTTCTCGATTTTCTGATTAATAGTCCTTCTTGTACGCTCATTTGGTTTGTTATTTCTTCAAATATAGGATTAAAATTAATATCCTATTTTTATAGGTGAAATTTTGTCTAAAAAGGTAGCATTTTATAAATCCCCATTTGTATAAAATCCTCACCTTTTTTCACAATGCACTTTCTCACATTCAATTCAAAGACCATTTTATCGTTAAACCCGTACTTTTTCTGCGCCAAATCCAAAAGTAACTTTATCGGGTC